GAAGTAACTAAGAAGGTAGCTAAAGAATATCAAATGGCGAAAGCCACAGGTAAGAGTGATTTAGTCAGTGCATTACAAGGTTTAATGCGTTTATTTAAAATGGGAGATTAGTATGGAATTACGTACACCATACAATTACGACCGGGATGAGGTGTCGAAAAACACCGCGCTCGTTTTTAACGATGAAACATTAACACAGCAAAATTTCAAAGATGATGCTGATTTAAATATTATGATTAGGAAGTATGGCGTTCTTCCCGTACAAGAAGTTAATTGGAATGAGTTTGATGCGTCAGTAATTCCGTCAGATTATCATCAGTTACAAAATAAGCTGATAGAAGCCGATCAGGCGTTTATGGGATTGCCTGCTGAGTTACGAAGCCAAGTTGATAATGATCCAGCAAAGCTTTTGGCTTTAATTAGCCAACAAGAAGCCGAGGCAAAAGCCGCGGCAAAGGCTGCTGAAAAGGCAGCCAAAGAAGCGTCGACCCAGGCGGAGCCGGTCGATGCAGACAAGCCCGCTGAATAGCGGGCGCGTCAGTAGCACACGGTTATACTTGATTTATAGTGTGCTAGGTGACACCCTAGTTAAAAGGGTAGGGCCCCCACTACGAAAGTAGTAGGGAATTAGTAACAGAAAAGTGATTTGATGTTACAGGTAGTTGCATAATTTTTATACAGAATAATGATTATGCGACATTTATGTGCAATTGCACAATTTAACGGAGTCATACATGAGACCAGTTAAAAGAATGAGCGTAAACAAAGGTCGCAGTGCGAGCAAGTTTCGCAAGCAAGTAGGCAGAACAAAGATGGCAAACCTGCGCAGTAATCCAATGCGCGGTGGTTGGCGTTTGTGATTTATGCCGTGTTTCAGCCCGCTTAATGCGTGGCGGACAGACAACGGAGAAGTCGTATTTTGGCGAAGACAAGACGCAAAGCAAGAGTTAACGCTTCCATGCGGATCTTGCGAAGGTTGTCTGCTAGAGAGATCCCGGCAATGGGCCGTCAGGTGTATGCACGAAGCCCAGTTGTGGGACAAAAACTGTTTCATCACGTTGACGTATGAACAGACACCAAGTTGGAACAGTTTAAGACATAGCGATTTTCAAAAGTTTATGAAGCGATTACGGAAAAGGTTTAACGGAGATAAGGAGTACATAGATGTACGCACTGGTAAAAGTACTTTTCCAATTCGGTATTACATGGCTGGTGAGTATGGGACGCAGCGTGGCCGTCCTCATTACCACGCTTGTATCTTCAATTTTGCTTTTGAGGATATTGAGTTTCTTCGACGAACTAACAGCGGTTCTAACCTCTATCGTTCGGCACAGCTGGAAAGCTTATGGCCGCACGGTTTTAGTTCTGTTGGTGATGTCACTTTTGAGTCTGCTGCTTACGTTGCACGTTACGTAATGAAAAAAGCAAAACAGGAGGAAGTAGATACAGGCGCGATAGTAGATATGGAAACGGGAGAGATTATGCCTAGGTTGCCCGAATACAACCGAATGAGTTTAAAGCCAGGCATAGGCGCAAATTTTTTAGATAAGTACAAGAGTGATGTGTTCCCAAATGATTACGTCATTGTTAACGGACACAAAGCGAAACCGCCCCGCTATTACTTTAAGCGATTAGAACAAGCGGATCCTGAAACGTATGAATACGTTAAAGGCAGCCGCGAACTAAGAGGATTAATAGAGTGCGAGGACAACACAGAAGAGAGACTTGGCGCACGTCGAAGAGTGCTCCAAGCGAAATTAAATCAATTACAAAGGAACTTATGATGGAAAAGCCAGTAGTCGTTTTATTTGACAATGTAGCGCAAGCGTACAAAGACCCTTTTTATCCACCAACAACGGGTGTCGCCTTAAGAGAATTTCAGGATGCAGTCAATGACCCGAACAACGGGCAATTGTATAAGCATCCGCAAGATTTTGACCTATATGTTATAGGTTCATGGGATGAACAGTCAGGAAAGATGACTGTCAATGAGGTGCCAGAGAAGCTGGCGAATTGTTCGAGTTTAAAAACAGATGTTGATTTAGCAAAACAAACAGCTGAGACCATAAGGAGTATCCGCAATGGCAATGATGCATAGGAACAAGAGCGCGTCAGCGCACCAGTTTTCAATGATACCTCGAGCGGAAATTCCCCGTTCGAAGTTTCAACAACAGTCGACGCTGAAAACAGCGTTCGACAGTGGTTATTTAGTTCCAATATATTTGGACGAGGTGTTGCCGGGTGACAGCGTTAATTTGCGAATGACAGCATTCGCGCGACTGGCTACGCCCCTATTCCCGGTGATGGACAATATGTACATCGACACCTTCTTTTTCTTTGTACCCAATCGGTTAGTTTGGACGAATTGGCAAAGATTTATGGGCGAGCGAGATCCGGATCCGGATTCGTCAATTGATTACACAATCCCAACAATGACATCGCCAACAGGCGGTTATGCAGTGAATTCATTGCAAGATTACATGGGATTGCCAACAGCAGGACAAGTTGATGGTTCAAGTACGGTTACCCACTCGGCCTTATTTACAAGAGCATACAATCTTATCTACAACGAATGGTTTCGGGATGAGAATCTTCAAGATTCGGTCACTGTTGACAAAGGTGATGGGCCGGACACCTATTCTAATTACACATTATTACGACGCGGAAAGCGGCATGATTACTTTACCTCTGCCCTGCCTTGGCCACAGAAAGGTGACGCAGTAACGATGCCTTTGGGCGACGCAGCGCCCATTAAGATTGAAGATGGTAGTAACTATGTGTCTGGAATTGAAGGTAGATATTTGTGGTTGAAGAATGCCGATGATAGCAGGCTTTTTGATGCTCTTGGGTCTAATAGTTTAGTTGGGCCGGAAGGTGGCGATTATGCAACAGACAATCAGTGGTTTAGGCCTTATGCTGATTTGAGTACAGCAACAGCATCAACAATTAATGCTATTCGTAATAGTTTTCAGATACAGCGATTGCTTGAGCGCGATGCGCGAGGTGGTTCGCGTTATACAGAGATTATTCGGAGCCATTTCGGCGTTGTTTCACCAGACGCACGTTTGCAGCGTCCAGAGTATTTAGGAGGCGGTAGTGCTCCGATCATTGTTAACCCGATTGCGCAGCAATCAGCGACTGCAGCAAGCGGTACGGATACTCCGTTGGGTACGCTGGGTGCTGTCGGGACTGGTTTGGCTGATGGGCATGGTTTTAGTCAGTCTTTTACTGAGCATGGCATTATTATCGGAATGGCATCTGTCAGAGCGGATCTCACATACCAGCAAGGCTTACATAGGATGTGGAATCGCTCAACACGATATGATTTCTATTTCCCTGTGTTTGCGCATTTAGGTGAGCAAGCGATATTAAATAAAGAGATTTATGCAGATGGCACGGCGAACGATGACGGTGTATTTGGTTATCAAGAGCGTTGGGCCGAATATCGTTATAAGCCTAGTCAGGTTACAGGATATATGCGGTCTACGTCGGCAGGTACATTAGACGCATGGCATTTGGCGCAGAATTTTGCAAGCTGTCCTACTCTCAATAATACATTTATTGAGGATAACCCACCGGTAGACCGAGTGGTTGCAGTAGGTGCAGAGGCAAATGGTAAGCAATTTATTGTTGATGCGTTTTTTGATGCCAACAAAGCAAGACCAATGCCAATGTACAGTGTGCCCGGACTGGTAGACCATTTCTGATGTTAGACAAGGTAATGTCAGTAGTAGGCAGCAAAGCGTTTGGAAACGCTGCGCCAGTGTTAGGTAGTTTAGCAACAGGGTTGTTTAATCAACGATCTGCTAACAAGCAGATGAGGTTTCAGGACACAAGCAGTCGCACGCAGTATCAGCGTGCGGTTGCTGATATGAAAGCAGCTGGGTTGAACCCAATGTTAGCCGCCAAAGTTGGCGGTAACGCTGCGATGTCTGGAGCGTCCGCGACTATGCCTGATTTAGGTGCGACGATGAATAGCGCGCAATCAATACGAAATCAGAAGAATGTGCAGGATGCACAAGTTGCTCAAATTGAATTGGGCAATAAAATTAAAGAATTAAAGGAGTTGCCGGAGGCAACAGTTAAAGGTATGCCGTACAAAATAGCGGCCATGTTTGTAGAAACATTGGTGGACGCGATCGGAGACGATGTAACGGTCATACAAGGAAAAGCCGCAGATGAAATTAGGTCGACGTTTAGGTATTTAAAAAATGCGTCGGTAGAATTTGCGGCGGAAGTAACTAAGAAG